AAATCCCTTGTGTAGTAGGGTCTGTTACTACTCCTAATATAGTCAATACAACGAAAATAGAGTTAATTACATCTATCACATTTGCCGAAAATCCGTTTAAATTTAAGTGCAATCCAAACATTTTAAATACCATTTGAACGGCTACGATTAACGCACTCACAAGTGCTAATACAAATCCTTTATTTCTTAATCTTACATTCCAATTAATCATTAATTATCCTCCTTTTTTAACGGCAAATCTTGGCAACGTTCAAACAATTCAGTTACTACCGAATTGCCTCCTAGATTTTTGTAACTTTCATAAAGTAAGGAAAGTTCTTTTAATTCATGTACGCCAATGGTGCCTCTGTCTAAAATCCTTGCCATTTCTTTTAAAAGTCTATATCTAGTTATTGCCAGTGTCCCGTCTGCTGTTTTTTGTATTTTTGTATTGATTTCTGTTAGATTATTATCAATCTTTTCTAAATTCTTGTTACTACGCTTCAACAACCACGCTATCGTGGGCGCTATTATTGTAGTAACAATTGCAACTATAACTCCTTCACTAATCAAACATTAAATGACCTCGCTTCCTTTAAATTTTAAAAGGGAGCAATTAAGCTCCCTTGATACTATTCATGTGCTAAATGCTCTAGATCCATATCGATTAAACATTCCTTAACTTGTTCTTTTAAGAACGCTGGAACGCTTGCGAATGTTCTTTTGCCTTTAGCGATATTAATTGCGAATAACATTGCCATCATTATTTTCACCTCCTTTGCCGTCTTTTTGAGTTTTCTCAGCTTCTTCATGCTGTCCATCTCCTTTAGCTAATTTATCACCTAATTGAGTGATAAGTTCCATAACCGAACCTTGAGTTATTTCAAGCTCTTTTTTAACTTTATCCATTTCCGCCAGTTTCTTATCAATTAGCTGCAACTTCTCATCAAACTTGGTAAACCTCTCGTTCTCAGCACGGTTAGGGTACGTTTCTTGGTAGAACTGCTCAAGCACTAACTCAATCAAATCCTCATCTGTCTTGTGGTCATGATTACCGCTTAAAATTCTAGTGATGATTGTTTGCCCATCTTGAATTTGCACCCTTAAACCAGTTACTGTCGCACTGTCATTAAAAATTCTGTCTTTGTAGTTAATCTTGTACATCTTCTTTTTCTCCTTTCGAAATTTGCTCGTTAAACGTCTTAATTATTTCATTAAATCCGTCGTTCACTTGAACTAACTCCTTGCTTTTCCAATCACTCAATATATCGGCGATTATGCCAACCATGATGAATGGTGGTAAGCCGTATTCTCTAGCCGATATTTCAACATATTTAATTAAATCACTTTTTACATTTGCAATCTTTGCTTCTATTGGCATCATATTATTACTCCTTTCTACTGTGGCATTGTGGCGTTGATTAATATTCCGTTCTTAAATTCTAAATAGCAACCATTAAACCACTCTGAAGCGCGTCCGTCGCTTGTAAATGATGTCGGCAATGCAAAATGAAATCCACTTGTTATTGTATGTTGAATACTTATTTCGTCAAGGTTAATTGACGCTTTTCTTAATTTGTTCCAATGCATATCAATATCACAACCAGCGTTTAATGTATTGGCGTCGTAAGATGCAAAGCTACCCGACGAATAAAGCCATTTCCATGTGTATTGATTGGCGTCTCTGGTTTTTTTGTAACCCCAACCCATGAACCATCCATCATATTCTAAATCAAATACAATTCCTTTTTTGCTTTCGTCACCAATATATCTATTAGCCCCCATATTGCCTAAATGGTATCCATCTCGCCAGAATTGATAACCTGTATCTGTCAATTTAGCTGTTAATTTATTCTCTGTTATTTCTCCTTTTTCGTAAAACGCTATATCTCCATATTCAAATTGAATAAATTTAGAAATATTGTTCCACGCAAGCCTCAAATGATATGCATTTTGAGTGAGCAAAGTTCCGAAATTATCTTCTTTAACCGCGTGTTCAATCTGATTTTTAGTTTGTTCAATCCTACTCTCCATTTCTGAAATATTGTATTCATTTTTGTAACCCACGTTAAAATCCTCTTTGTAGAATTTAACATTCCTTAATTGAAGATTTTCTTTAATAGTGCATCCAAAAGCGTTATACTCAGTGTTATTTCTAAACGTTAGCTTGTTGACACCTTTCACAAGCGTTTTTTTCTTGAAATAATTATTTGTTTTTGTGTTTTCGTACATCGCAATAAAGCTTCCTTGTGGGGGTTCATTAACCACCTCAAACTCCAGCGTATATATTTTTGAAATCTCTAATTTTCCTTTGGCGTAGATTGACAAAGAATTTCCGTTGTAATTCCCTTGTGTGTAGTTGATTATGTCAACACGCTCAGCCTCAAACTCAGGAACTTCGTATATTTCAACGTTTTTGACCTTAGTGTTCGTTCCTAGGGGATAAATATTAATTTTCGTTTGATCTCCTGCATAAGTCACTCTCCAAACATTCAATCCGTTTGTAGCGAAGATATGATTAGCGATTTTAGTTCCGAAAACACCTACTTTTTGATTTTCTGGTACGTCTTCTAAATCAGCTAAAACATAGTATTCTTTATCCTTTTTAAGCGGAGTTTTTGTATTAAAATAAAGGTCGTTCCCTTTCTTTTCAACTCCACTCTCCGAACAAATATTTTCAATGTTGTATGCCATTTTAAATTTTTGCTTGTTAATCTCGCCAATCTTACTCTCAAACTTGTCAATAGTACTTTCAAAAGCCTTAACCTTGCTTATGGTTTCAGTTAATAATTGCTTATCAATCGTATTGTTCAACCTTGCACTTGCTACTGTCTTATTCTCTCCACACGTTACTTCAAAAACGACTTCTATTGGTTGACCGTCCTTCTTGCCGTTGGGAATGTTGATATTTTGCACTAGACCGTTGCTGTCAAGTGTTACTTCTCCAGTAGCGGTATATCCACTAGCAACCAGCTTTTTAATCTCAATTTTTAAAGGTGTTTCAGTAGTTGAAGCACGGACTATCTCTCCGTTACTGTAAACGTCCAAATAGACCTTACAATTCATTAGATTTTCGTTTAAATAGATACCTTCTATTCGAGCCGAAGCGGTAAGAGAGTAGCTTTGCATATCTTCAATAGCTGGAAGCCATTTGTCCGTTTTTACATCATCAACTGCAATGTAAGGCTCGGCTATTTTAAAATGTGCGTTGCCAGTTGAAATAAAAGCGAAATTACTTTTTACAAATTGTTGTACTTCTATATCGCTGCCAATAGGCATTTCTTTTTCAACAATAACCCACTTATTCTCGCCTTTCGACACTTCTATTAGCGGTAAAGCTAACCATAAATGGAATTGACCTTCTTCATCTGGGAAACCTAACCTAATTATCGTGTCGTTTCCACTATCAGAAAAAATATACATCGGTATTCTCATGATATATTTTCTTCCAGGTGCTATATCTCTGATGTTTGCTTTTAAGCTAAACCCTTGAACCTCATTACTTGCGTTTGGCAATATCTCTATTGAACTTTGGTTATTGTAATCTTTTTTGTTGAGTTTTAATTGTGTATTTCCAACCGGCTTAACCACATCTAATGTTGGAAATCTAGTTCCAATTAGTTGGTTAAATGCTGGTATTTTCCCGTCTTTGCCTTTTAGTTCGGGTTTTTTCTTTTCGATTTCTTTATTAACTTCCGATAGTAAAATTTGATGGATACCCTCATCTGTTGCTAAAAGCTCGCTTAATTTAGATTTTGTAATAAGCCCTTCTCGAATGGAGTTAACAGCTTTCGAACTTAATTTTTCAAAACTTAAGCTTCCTGTTGTTATCCTATTAGCATCTAATTCTATAATTTTAGCAATTGCTGCTGCAAAATTCTTGGTAAGTATCTCTGATTTTGTTATCTGAGTAACCACACCTTCAATATCTCCCGTTGAAGTTTTAAGAACCCATTTTCCTTTTTCAAAAATATATAAGTCCGTAAAAGCTCCATTTGGTTTAAACCAAACATCTCCCTCACTTGGATTTTTAGGTTCAGTAGTATCTGCATAAACTAAGTTACCGGTTGAGCCCAATCTCGCATTAATAAATTCTATTTGACGTTGAACAGTTCCTTTATACTCAGTGGTTAAGCTAGCAGTACCTTTTACATTGGCGCTAATAGTCGATTTTAGTCCACCTGAAAAAGAAATTTTTAAAGATAAGATAGGAAACGCTTTATAAGTTCCGTTTGACACCTCAATAGAAACCCAATCTCCAACTTCAACAAATGGATCTCCGCGCCAATTTAATTTAAACGGATTAAACCTTAAATTTTTATATTCTGAATAAATAGAATTTAACACTCCCTGCGTCATTAGCGGATTAGATAGATTAACCTGTGTTCCCAAAGGACTGCCCATAACCAATATTTTTTTCTCTTTATCATCTTTTAAATCAACAGAAATACCGTTGATTCTAAATTCTACCTCATCTACCTCTAATCCTTTTAGTAAATAAGCACTTTTGGAAATTCTTTTTTCTGTTCTGATAAGCTTTCTAAATTCAAGTTCTCCTCTATTGTTAAATACTACAAAAGCACCCACAGTTTGCGCCAAATATCCTAACATTTCTCGATAAGAAACTTTTTCTAATTTCTTATCAAAACTAGGTAAATTTGAGATATTCAAATTGTTGTTTACTCTCAAATTACAATCATTAACTATTTCTTGAACTATATTTTTGCCCAAAGCAGGATAAGATATAGTAGATTTAAATTGATCATTTAAGAAAGCCATTTTATCAACAGCTTTAACTGCTGTAGTTTTATTGTTCCTATCTAATTTTATTTCAGTTAAATAGAATTCGCCTATTTGACGTTCTACTAAACCAGATTCAGTTTCAATTGTGAAAGAAACCTTGATTAATTCTCTTTCTTGAAGTCCCTCTATTAAAGTTTTGAATTTTATATCAACTGTAGAAGTATTAGTAGAACCGATTGACATTTCATTTCCAGTAATCGAGCTTATATAGTCTATTGAGCTTACACCATCTGACAAAACTTTATTTTTGATTGTCACACGCCCTCTTATGCGTCTTGAAGGAGCATTAATAGCCTTTTGATAATTCTGATTAATATTATACATACAACGTCTACCTTTCTATAAAATTCATTTTTAATCCACTCCAGGGCTTTAATTTTTCATTAAAACTATATGCAGGAGAAGTTCTATCCCCTACATAGAACGTTCTATTTACCATTCCTTCCATAGGGTCCGGATAAGTAATTGAAAAGAATTCACTTGTTACAGCGCTAAGTAGGGCTCTAATTTCGTCTTGTGTTAATATCCCCCACTCGCATTCTAGTTTTCGTTTTGTTGTAACCCTATCTCTAATCATATTACCATTTGCATCACGTCCAGTTTCTCCGTCAATATCTTGGATTCCCACTTGAAATGATTTAGGAGCAACAACAGTTACTCCATTAATTATTAATTTTGCCATTTATTGCTCCTCCTAAATTTTTATAAGCGTTTGACCAACGCGTTCTTGTTCTTTATTAATTTCATCAATTGTAAATCTAGCGTACTCAGTACCACCTAACTGGATTACAATATCTCCACTAGGTAAACTACTTGCTTGTTGACCATTCCCGATAACCTCAGCAACTGCGCTACTTACTACACGTCCCATAGTCTGTAAGAATCCAGTGTTTTCTAGTGGGACAACCGCTTCTTTACCAGCTTCACCAATCATAGCGATAGTTGGACTGTCAACAATACCCCCTCTTGCTAATCTAGGTAAACTGATATACCCGATAGTACCCAAACTTACACCAGGAAGTTTATTAATTAAACCTATAACACCGTTAATCATTCTTATAAAACCATTGACTATATTTTCAATAGTCCCTAAAACAGCATTGACTGCACCTCTAAAAGCGCCCCCTACAGCATTACCTACCATTTGACCAGCTCTTACAAATATACCTTTAACGGTACTCCAGACACCTGAGAAGAACGTTCCTATTGAACTGAATGCTCTTTTCACTGCATCATAAGCTTGGCTAAACGTCGTTCCAAACCACTCTGCAACTCTGCTCAATGCGGTCTTAACATCATTCCAACGCTCGGTAAACCAACGACCTATGCCTTTGAATATATCAACTATGTTATCCCAAGCTTTTTGCCACTGCTCTTTGTACCAGTTAGCTACTGGAGAAAGAATATTCTTAACATCATTCCACCTGTCAGAAAACCATTGACCAATCCCTTTGAATATTCCTACTATGAAATCCCAAGCTTCTTGAAACCTATCTCCAAACCACTGGCCTACAGTAGAAAATATAGAAACTATTCCATCCCAAAGTCCTTGGAAAAAGCTAACTATTAACTGCCAAACACCTATGATGTTGTTGTAGGCAATTTCAAAGTATAAGACTATTCCATCCCATATACCTACTATGATATTCTTAACAAATTCAAAACCGGTTTGAATAAGTGCCCCTATTTCCTCACCTACTGCTGAAAAAATACCTTTAATAAAGTCCCAAGCACCTTTGAATATATCCTTTACACCTTCCCAAATTTTAGACCAATCACCCGTGAAAATACCCAATACAATTTTTATAAACCCGGTAATTACATCTATTATCAGTTTAAAAATTGATGATACTACATTAAATAAAGCCATTATAGATCTTCCTATTTGTTCAATAATGGGCATAACTACTGGTAACACATTTTTAGCTAAAAATGAGATTACCGGAACAATATATTTTTCAAGCACAACTTTTAAAACATCAATAACCGTACCTATAAGGTTACCAATACTTACTAACGTAGGCTTGATAAAGTTTTGATACGTACTCTTGAACTTTTCCCCTAAAGTTTTCAACGTAGGATTAACGTGGTTATTCCACATCTCTAAAAAGATACTAGTTATCTTAGAAATTCCACCATTAAAAGAATCAATAAACGGTTTAATGTGTTCATCATACACTTTATTAAATATAGAAAATCCATCTTTTACAAAATCTTTCAAAGTCTCTATCACTGGACTAATGGCATCTAATATGCCAGTAAATACTTGAGTGAACTTATCTTTGTTATCACCAATTACTTGTTCTATACCTCCAAATACATCTCTAACTAATTTTAACCATATATCCTCTATACCCATAAAAGCATAGGTTAATGTAGAAATGATATTAGCTCCAATATCAGTAGAAGGTTTGCTTGTAATGGTATCGTAGAAAATATCAGATAACTTAGCTGCAATATTTCCTAAACTGCCTACTATATCTCCCATCTCTAAGAAACTTCGCATAAGCCAACTTTTTATATCAAGTCTAGTTTCTTTCAGAGATTTATCTATACTTTCAAAAATTAAAACACCTATTCCTAATGCTACATTAGCAATTGCTCCAGCTACCTGACCTAACGCAAATGCTAACTTTTCTAAAAATATACCGGCTGTTCTTGCAACTAATCCATCACTAAATATAATTTCGAATGATTCTTTAATACCTTTTAAGGCTTCTTTTATACGGTCAAGTCCTTCTTCTCGGAATGTCAACTTCCAACCTAATTTAAATAAGTCTGCTAAATGTACCAGGAAATCCTTTAGAGGCTTTAGCTTCTCAAGAAGTCCATCAAACATAGTATTATATTGAGTCCCTCTATCGGTAATATCAATGTCAGGTAAGATATCTTTCCCACCTTTACCTTTGCCTTTACCTCCTTTACCTTTACCTCCAGAACCAACATCTGAATCTGAATCGTCTGCTTTCTTATTTAACAGGTTAATTTCATCAAACCCCATAAGTCCACGTAATTCTTTGACCGCTTTTTTAGCTGCTTTCCCAGCATTACCTACATTGTCGGCTAAGTTATCAGCACCGCCACCGGCATCTTCTAAATTATTAGCTAAATCTCCTGCAGCACCTCCTGCGCCTTGCAAGCCTTTAGTTACATTTCCTACAGCTCCTGCTACCCCGTCATTGCTACTTACTTTTTTATCAAATAATAACTGCACAAACTCAGCTAATTTTGCAGTAGCCCAACGTAGAGCGCTAGCAAAAGCATTTAATATAGGCATTACAGCATTTATGATTGGTAAAAAGGCATTACCTATATTTAAGGCTGTATCTTTCATCAAAGCCTTAAATGTCGATATTCTTGTATTAACCGTGTCTTCTAAAGTCTCTCCATATCGTTTAGTCGCTTGTTCTAAGATTGCCATTAATCTGATTTGTTGTTGTGTTTGGAAATCTAATTGTTGCCAACTTTGACCGTTAGCAAATTTCTTGAATGCCTCAGTGCTTTCAATCATACTAACGTTAACCATTACCCCTAAATCCTCAATGGCCTCTGTATTCCCAAGTAACCCACTTCGGATACGTTCCATAACATCAGTCATAGTACGTCCAGTCCCTTGTGCAATAATTGAAGATGTTTCAAGTAATTTAGTAGTATATGCAGCTAACTTTTCCTGATTTTGGATAAATCCGGCTAAAATATTACCATAAGTTGCTCCATATTTTATGGCCTCGCCTCTACTCATATTAAATGCTAAGGCATTATTTTCTGCCCATTTTAAGAATGATTGAGTGCTCTCGCCCATTATTCTACTGATTTGATTAATAGAAGCTTGTACTTCTAAGGCTGTTTGAACAGAATACTTTCCAAGGCGATACAGTTGTTGAAATAGCAATCCCACTACTGCTAATTTTGCTAATCCTGAAAAAGCATTTTTTATGCTGTTTACATTCTCCTTAACTCCTCTAGTAGCTTGATTCATAGATCCTTCTAACTGTTTCATTTTTCGTTGAAAAGGTGCTAATTCGGCATTAATAACAACCTTTAATTCTTCTAATGTAGCCATCTCTTACCTCCTTTTTGCCAAAATAAAAAGCCAACCAGTTTTACTGATTGACCTATACGTTATTATCTCCAATGATGTCCACAATCTTTGCAAATTTTATAGTTTTTTACATCATTCGATATCCTCCTGTTTTTGGGCAGTAGCATTTTAAGTGGTATTATGAACAATCCCATTAAAATATACAGGAATAACCATTTTATGGTTATCCACCACCAACCTACCAGTAACCACCAAATGAAACTATGTCTTCTTGGGACAATATCCTGAATATTGACTAGTTGGAATTGTAAATTATTAGATTGACATTTAGGGCAAGATAAATTTGTTTGATTATTTTTCATAGTATAAAACCTCCGTCACAAGTTTATTATACTACATTTTAAAGTTTTTTTGAATTTCTAATTTCGTTAAATCTTGTAACAAATTCTCTCATTCTCTCTTTATGCAAAGCTAACTCTTGTTTTTTTCGCAACTCTTCTATTTGTGCTTTTTCTTTTTCAAAAATATACTCAGGAGCACAATTCCATAATTCAGGAGGTTTAACATCCTTACTCAGGAGTGGCCCGAGAAAACCTACAATTGTGTTTGCTAAATAATAATCACGTATATAATCATTTTTTCTGTTAAATTCAAGAACTTTGTTCTTACTGTTTATAATATCTAAAATTTCTTGTGGTGAATGTTCCCAAAAGAAATGAGGAGTTATATCCACATCTAAAGCTATAAAATATAACTCCTCTATATATTCTGCCCCGCTCTCTATTCTTTTACTACTGACAGAGTTGTTTTTTCCTTTTTCTTGGCTTTCTTCGCCGTCTCCTCGGTCGGTATAAAACCCGAATCCTGCATTAACGGTATTAACACTTCTGTTAATAATGATGTTTGGTCCTTACCACAGTCTAAATAATCATCAAATATATTTTGTACGTCCTCAAACTTTAATCCATGATGATATTTTTGAATAGCACCGTGGATTATAAATAACATAGTTTTTAAAGGTGGAATAGGCATATCATCATTAAATTTAAAAATTTTAATAATATTTACCCCTAAATTTTCCTCTAACTTACATACTGTAGCTGTAGTAAGTTTCAGCTTGTACTCTGTATCTCCTACGTGCCAAGATGTGAATGGTTTTCTCATTTAATACTCCTCCTATTATTAAATTGATGTTGAGCCATCAGTAAATTTTAAATCTGATTGTAGTGCGATTTTCAATGTGAACTCAATAACGCCATTCACACCGCCTCCGCCTAATTTCACTGCAACTTGTCCTTGGAATTCTACAGTTGTTTTATCAGGGTAAGTTTGTTTGAAATAAAGTACTTTTTTATCGTCCATTGCTTTTCTTAGTACTCTGAATGCTGATGTTGCTGCTTTATTTTCATACTTGAATTTGTATTCTAACTCACCAGCGTCACCAATTCCTAGTTCATATTGTTTTACCTTATCGGCTAAAGTAGTATTTTCTACTTTTTCAGGTTCTACCCCTAATTCAGGCACTTCTTTTAATCCTGAAAGTTCAGTATAAGATCCTGAAGTTTCACCGTATTCTAATTTAATTCCGTTTGCTAACATGTTTAGTCCTCCATTCTATATTGATATACTATTTCACTATCGGGGTCATAAATCCCCTCAAATCTCATTATTTTATGTCTTAAATTGCTTGGGTCTGGCATGTCTTGTGCCATAGTTCTTTTCAACCCTAAAGAACTAAATACTTTATCAACTTTTAAAGCTGTTTCTGATGTACTCTCTTTATCAAAAATATCAACTTTATACCTCAAATACGTTGTCTCTTCTACTCCGTTATTTAACCATTCATGAGGCTTATTTTCCTCCTCAAGGTAAATAATAACAGGGAAGTTTTCCCAGTCGGCGGGGTACGTATCAGTTACATTATTTGAAATTTCTGACAGCTTAGAGTAAATCAAAGGTTTAACATTAATCATCTACTAAACTCCTTTAATTTTTTACTTAAATACTTAGCCATAACTTCTTTTACTTTCTTTTCATTATTTCTTAAAGCAGGGTACATAAAAGGTTGCGCTGGTTGTCCCTCACTTCTATAAAACTTACCTACAGGAGTTTCTATTGTATGAAAATGGTATGCGGACAAGTATCCTTCGTCAACCATATCTTGGTGAAACCACCACGGCGTTGTACGATAAGTAGGATTAACATTAGGACTTATTCCATTATGGTTATTAGCTCCTATTCTACCAGTCCCAAACTCTAAGAAGGCTGCTGCAAGTTCATTGGTATAAACTATACCTTTCAATCCATCAACTTTTGTCCTTATGCTGTTTCTAGTCCTACCAGAATTTGTTGCAACTAATAACTTAGCTTCACGTTGAACCAGTTTAGCACCCCTACTGACCCCAGCTTTTATAATTTGCTCGCCTTCTCTACCTTTTAGCCTGTAGATTTTATTAACTAACTTACTCAAATTCATTATTTGTTCAGTCATAGCTTTTGTAACTCCACAAATTTATGAAACGTATAATTTTTTATAGATACCACTTCGTAATTGGGTACGTCACTGTCTATACAAATACCGTCACGCTCTTTTATCTCAGCAGACCTTTCTACAAGCATATTCATTATATAACTTAACTTTTCACCATAAATTTGAGCTTGAACACGTCCAGAAGCTGGGTAAATTTCAGCATTGATTATATCCGGATTATCTTCATATCCTTTAAATCGCACACCTTCATTATTAGTCTTGACAACGTATTTAAAAATCTTATAAGGTTTTAATCTATTTCTTTTCAAACGTACCACCACTACACCTCGCTAATCTATAAGTTGATAAAGTGTTTTTTATGTGAGGTGAAAAATCGTCTCTGTAAGAAGTTGAGATACCACCTTCGCTTCTTGAACTTTCCCCTTCAACTCCTGACCTATTGTATAATTCAAGCGCTATCTCTAGCGTTACACTTTCTAGTCCAGGAATTAAAATAGTTCTATTAGTTTCAGCTAAAACGATATTCTTTGCCCTCAACCACAAAAGAGAGAGGATTTTTTCATCACTCTCTCCGCTTAATTGTTTAAACTCTTCAATCATAGGATACCTCCTACTACTCTTTTACTTCTTTTCCTGTTTCAGACGGAGTTTTAAGGTCCTCAACATCTTCAATTTCTTCGAGGTATAAACTAAATCCACCTTGTGATTCCAAATTCCCTTTGATTTCCGCAATTCGTTTATCACCAGCCTCGTATATATCCCCTACTTGATAGCTCTTTTCCGTTTTAGTATCAAATATTGGGTTTAAAACTCTAAATTTCATTATTTACCTCCTACGCTTCCGCAGTTACCGTAATTTTAACTACTTTCTTAGCATTTTGAAGAAATACACCGTAATGTTTATCAGCATAGAATCCCGTTGATTTTTTAGATGGCATGCGATCAGACTCTAAAAATGTTTCACGTTTTAATAGAATCTTGAACGCTTTAGTTCCATCTTCCTCATCTGGATTAGTTTGAACTAAAATAGCTTCATTTTTATTTAGTTTATTTGATTTTACTATTTGAGTATTTAAAATCGCACCATATGCGCCTTTGATAATTCCTTCTGCCCCGATTTGTGATCCTTGTAAGAAGTTCTTACCTGCATCTAATCTTAATGCACTTGCAGAATTAGGGTGGCATAATAATACATAAACATCATTGTCAGAATCTGTATCGAAAACATCTTGTGCATTAGATAGGTCTTCCACTTTGAACCCTTTTTTAGTTGTATAAGATTGAGTAGCAGTTTTTGCTGCAGTTAATACATCATTATCAACTTTTTGGTCGATTGACTTCGCTAATTGTCTCATTGCTGTTCCTACTGGATCTCCGTAACCACTCAATACAGCTTCATCAGTTAATTCGATACCTTTTGCTGCTTTTTTGACTTTCATTTTAGTAGTTACATGTCCTAATTGTTCAGTTGGGATTGTTGCCCCTTCTGCTACTTCCTCTGCATCCCCTACATAGTTCCATTGAGGTACTGTTAATTCATCTCCTGGTATCCCTACTAAACTAGTATCGATATCTGCTAACGGAATGAATTTGATTGATTTTCCTACTCTTTCATTAAGCATGTCTGATAATACTTCTGGGTCTAATAATTGTGCTATTTTTGTTTGTCCTGTTGCCATTTATTTATCCTCTTTTCTTTGTTAATTGATTATATAATTCTGGATTAGTCGTTTTTAATTCTACACGTTCAGCTATTGACATTTTGTAAAATTCTTTTTGACTAATACTTTCCTCTGCTTGTGAAGCCTTAGTTAGAGGTTGAGAGCCTTTTAATTTATCGGCTATACCTCTTTGAACTGCTTGCTCCCACTGTTTCCCGATGCCGTCTATTGACGATTTAACAGTATTTGCGTCAGTCAAATCAATAACATTAGCTAATTCAATTGGTAAACCACGTTCGTTTAATATATTCTTAGCCTCTGCCATTAATTCTCGTTTCGATATTTCCTGTTCTCTTTTATCAAGTTCAGCTTGTCGTTTATCTTGATTATATTTCGTTTTTTCTTCAGCGTTCATAGATTTTAACTTCTTAGCTTCGTTTTGTTCTGCCTCCTGGTCTTTTTTCCATTTAGCATATTTCTTATTGATAATTTCATCAACTTCGGCATCACTATATTTTTTATCGTCTACTTTTTCCGGTTGTTCCGTAGTTGGTTCTGCAGTTACCTTTTCTTCTTCAACCGTTTCAACGTTATTTACTTCTTGTTCCATCTTAGAACCTCCTATATTTTAAGTCGTCCCCGACTATTATTTATTTTCCCATAGCTTTTAGAGTCTTCAATGCTTGGACAATATAAAAACCGTACGGAAATCCATACGGTGAGAATATAAGAAAAAGCACTTAGATCTCTCTAGGTGCTCAAGTATTGAATTGCGTTTTTATATTTTTTAATCCGTTTGTAGTCTGTATCGGTAACAGATTTTAAACGTGATAAATCTGAGTTATGCTTTAAATCAGCAAGTTTTACAACTCTTGCTAAATTATTTAATTTCACTTTTTCAAGGTATTCTTGATAACTTTGACCTTTTTTCTTTGTCAATATTTGTACTGCTGCGACAACTTCACTTGGTAAGCCTGCAGCTAATAAATCATTAGTGGTCACATTACTATCTTCAATAACATCATGCAATAAAGCTACAGCTTTTTCTTGATTGGTTGTAACTTGTCTAGCTACATAAATAGGATGCTTAATATAATCAGTGCCAGCTTTATCAACTTGGCCAGCATGTGCTTTTTTAGCAATAGACAATGCAATATTTATCATGCTACCACCAACCTTTTGATAAACATTTCTGCTTCTTTATCAGTAACTTCTTCAAAATCTGTAAAGTCCCCAAAAAATATACGGTTATACCATGCTTCATTTTCTATCCAACCCTTATCTGCACTATATACCGACGTTTCTCCTTCGCTATAACGCACAATTTGAGGATGTTCTGTTTTTATGAGAAAATATTTTGTTTCCATGCTATTTCACCCTTTCTATATTTTTTGGTACTTTCAATGATTTGCTTAATTCTAGCATTTCGTTATCAAGCTTATATTTTTCTGCTTTTGTTGTCGAAGGTAGCCTACGTTTTTCATACAACTCATGTAAAGGTCCATTCTTCAAATCAAAACTTTCCTGAGTGTGATATTGCATTTCAAAGTTGATACCATATTTTTTTAGGACTGTATTCACACCTTTATAAGGCCCATCTGTTAGCCATGTATTTTTTACTTTTACGATTTCAAAACCTTCTTTAATAAGCCTTTGCTTCATTGATAAGTAATCCTTCGCAAAGGTATCGACATTCAAAATAGTCGTGTACCTCAAAGCATCATTAATTTTACTTGCTGCCTCTGCTAAACTTATATTTTCGGTTTGACTATCTGTTATAATTTTACGTGTTAATGAATCGGCCGTTTTCTTGCGGAATTCAAGACCGGCTAGCGTATTATTACCTGCAATTCGTTGCATGTCTTTTGTAATTTTCGGTTCAACTCTTGAAATTTTATCTATTATCCGCTTACTAAGAAACTCCGCTTCACTTTCTCCTATACCTTGATTATACACTTTTTTCTCAGCTTTTACAACATATTTTCCATACCAATCTTCATAATCCATATCACCTGGTATTGTTGTAGTTTTACCCGTCTTTGGATCTCTTGCTCTTCTAGACAATTCAGTTAAGTCCTCATCATCAAATACAGCTATTGTTGTTGACCTACAAAACGGATGTAGTGGTGGGTAGTTAACTCCTACTTGTCTTTCTGATACTTTATAAACTTTATAATCATGTTCTCGGCAGACGTGTGATGTTCTAGTGTCTAATACAGCAACAAATCGATATTTTTCAATATCAGCTTCCTCATAACTTAAAGCTTCCATTTCGTTGTTTATATGAGCCGTTTCAGTCCTAATAAGGCGTTTAGATTCAAATTCACTTACATTAAATCTATTTATTAATTCGTCAGTTACATCTTTTTCTTTTTTTCCTGTCAAAACTGCTTGAAGAACTTCATCTTTTAATGTTTCCGATAATTTCTGAGTATTATTCCAAATACGTTCCGAATAATTTCTACCATTCCAAGGTGTTTTTATTAAACGTTCTACTAAATCTTCATCTAACGCATTAAAACTAAAACCTATACCTGTTTGAGTTTGCATTTGGTGAATATTATTATAATACCCATGTTTTGCAACATCTTTATACAAATCAGTAGTCTTGGATATTTCATGCTTGGCAATATACCTTTGAATATTATCTATTTCATCAATTAAGCTTTGAAGTCGATTAATCCTGGACACATAAGCTGGGCTATTCAAATCTTTTATTACCTGTTGAACTCTTTCGCTCATAGGTGCTAAATTTAGAGCAGGTACTAGGTTGCTAGCCTTCTTACCACGCATAAGATTAACCACTTGCTCAGCTTCTTTTTTGGTAAGTCCATATTCTAAACTAAATTTATTAAATATACCTTTTACATTCTTTTCTATGTGTTTTTTAGATTCATCATATACTTTAGATATTTCCTCGAAGGTTATATCAGCACGTTCTATTTGAGCGTGCATCAATTCGGCTTTGCGTAATTCCCAATAATCTCTACTCTTCAACCTCATCACCTACTGTTGTGTTATGAATATGATCCACGCCTGATAGAAATAGCTGGTTACTTTCAATATTTTCTTTTTTCTCTTCGTTTACTTTCTCAATTTCTTCACGAGGATCTTCAACAAAAGGTATTTGGCTTAGTAACGTTTCTTGACTTACCTTACCATCCAAATTGCTCACTATTTGAGATATTTCAAGTAAATTTTTAGGTAGACTACGGCTAAAGTGTGGAATAATACTATTAGCATCTATTGCTATTTGAGTAAGACCTAAATAATTAGCAAATAAGCTGATACGTTTTTTCAAGCCTTTAATGTAATAACGTTGTTTAATTTTCGTTATCATTTCTAAGCCTAATAGTTTGAATTCCATTGCTACCCCCGAACTATTGCCAGCAAAATTCTCATCTGTTAAATTAGGGATATGACTAAATGTGTAAATATCTTGCTTAATCGCATTTCTAAGTGTTTCAACTTCATTCTCATTTAACGTCTTACTTAAATATTCTGCTCTTGCGTCTGGATGTAATTCAAGTAATTTATGTTTAGCTAACACTTCTAACGCTTCTACCGTTTCCTTTACATCGTCACCCAAGCGAGCGCCGTACAACACCAATATACTATCTATGAATTGTTCTTTATCATTAATTCGGTTGGCTGTCAATGAATTATAACAATCTATAAGACCTATTTGTTGTTCAAAGTCACCTATTGAATACTTGTTATTCTTATATTCAACAACGGGTATATCCCCCATATTATGTGGTACAGGATTTTCTGAAATAATCCCTTTAGCTTTACCATTAAGAACTATTGAGTATATATATTGTTTAGTCATAATGACAGCTTGATAAGTTTCACTATCGGTTTTATTTTCTTTACGTTTGAAGTAATAAACTGCAAATAGTGGGTGCTGTTCTATACTGTCATCATATACCATAAACGTATTCTCAACTTCAAGACTTTTAATATCTAATATATTTTCGTTTTCTCTAGCATACACATATTCGTAAGCTACACCATATATAGCCATATCAAGAGCGTTATCGTGGTCTGTTTCATCAACTTCTGCATTATCAAATGCAACTAATAAATCATCTATATCAGCATCCTGTGAATTAGAATACGTAATTGTGTTACCCATAAAATATCCCGTTGCAGTATCTGCTATATCTTTCGCATGATTACAAACAGGTTTATAATTAGGTTTATTTTCGCGAATTTTGTATAAAATGTCATGTTCACCTAAATAGTATTTTTTCAGTTTTTTAAATCTAGCTAATTGGTTCTGATGTTCTCTAATCAGTTTAATAACTAAATCTTTTTTGATATTTCTCTCGTCATAATCAAATCTTGGATATGTTAATAATTGCATTCTATCTCCTTTCTATAAACCAAGTCTGCTTTTATCCAATATTTTAGCTGTCGGTCTGTTCATATAACTGTAAATCGCGTATCTTATTGCGTCTAACACGTCGTCATATTCTTTATTGGCATCTCCTGTTTTATCATCCCAAACATAATTATAAATTTCTTCTTTAAATCTTTTTACTTTCGAAATAATAAAAAGACTATCCTGTTTGAATAATCTCGCTACTTGTTCTATTCCTGCTATCCTTTCTTTGTTAGCATTAACGGCATTTAATCGTTCACGATAAAACCTATCTACATGCTCAGGCCTAGCACTATCGCAATAAAAAGTAATATCACCGTGTCTTGTTTTAATTCCTTTTGCTATCTCAACCCAATCATCTATTTCTTTGAATTGATAGGCGTGCTCTTCAATTAAATAAAACTTCTTGTCAAAACTTTCGCCTATGACAACTATCGAACCATAGTGACTATATCCCCAGTCCACTCCAGCAAACTTACGTTTAAATTTAATGTTTGAATAATCATCAAAATAATGTTTATTTCTATCAAAATCTTGGTAAACAACACCTTCACCAGTTACCCAGAGACCTTCTATATCTCGGTCATAAAACATACCAGAAGGTGTGGATTCCTTGATGTTCTTAATATATCGCTCAGTTAGGAATGTATTATCATCTAATTTAAAATGATAAGAAATGATATTTTCGCTATTACTGTCGATATATTCTTTCTTAAGCCAATGTTCTGGGTTATCTGGGTTGGTGTCAAAAACAATCCTTGCACCTTCTCCAGAACAACGAGAAATAATCTCTTTAAACACCATCTCATTTGCTAATGAAGCCTCATTTATATACGCTCCAAAAGATGTCATACCTCGAATACCTCCAAGACCTGCAATAGTCCCTGTGAAAGCTTGTACGACTTTAACGCCAAATAATGTGAATGAGTTATGCTTATCAAACTTAATATCTAATTCATATCGGTTATATAGCTCTTGCAATACGTTATTTTGAATAGTCTTACTCGATACACCAGCTAGAATATACATAGGTTCTTTGATTTTCAAATTATCGGCTATCTTTCTGACACGCCTTAACTCACGTAAGAAAATATCATTGTTAATTACTGTTTTACCAGTCCTTTTCGCTCCGTGAAGTCCCAAGATAAAGAAATCTTTTTCTTTAACCCTTTTTAGTATTTCAATCTGTTTTGGTGTATATAGATCATATAAACTCATCTAATTCACCATCTACTTTCGCAATATAGATATCCAGCTTATCTTCTTTCTTAGTTTCATCTTGCTTACTCTCCCTCGCCTGATGAATCTTGTTAAGCAAGTCGGCAGCCTTTAATCTGTCTTTGGCGCTCACGTCAATATACGTTTTCTCCTGGAATCCTTGACCACGTCCTATAAGCGTTTGTTCTTTATGCTCTCCTCTCATTACAGAGCTCAGATACTCTAACACTTCTTGTTGCGTTGCTGTTTTTGCCGACTCTATCTCTTTCAGCCGTTCGTCTATGTAGGATTTAACACCAACATTTACCAACAATTTGTGACTTTGAGATTTTGCATAATTAACGCTATATCCAGCTTCAATAGCCGCTTGAGTAGCATTCCCACAAATGATGTACTCATCAGCAAAGTCTTTTTGTTTAGTTGATAATTTTGCCAACTTTCTACCACCTTTCTTGACAAAATAAAAAGACAATCTCTCGACTGTCTTAAAAAATATGTTAGGTTATTATTGGAATCTAGGTAAGGTATTAACTATTTCCACTACTTGTGTTCGTTTTAAAATAAAAAATAAGTTGGAGATTCCTATGAAAAAAAATTACCTTACCTAAAATTCCCACACTATCATTTTAACACATAAAAAAGGCTCATTGGGCTCAACATTTTAGAAATTATTTAAAATTTCTACCAAACCGTCAATAGACTTCCTTAATTTTCTTTTAACTGTAGAAATATCCATGTGATATTTATTGGCGATATCATAAATTCTCATTCGATTAAAGTATTTGGCATATATCAATCTGTAACTCTCGGGATCTAGAGATTTTAGAAATTTCTCAATACATTTCAACACACGTCTATTTTCTTGATATACTTTATTATCTAATTTTTTAATGATATTTCTCTCGTTTTCTCTCCCTGTCTTTTGAGTGCTAACCTCGTTCTTGTCTGCCGGTTGATATGCGTTTAATAAAAAATCGTTACACTCCATTTGTAAGTTTTTGTAATTCTTTAAAAAAAACTTTGCGTCGTCTACAGTATATTCATTTTTCCCTACCTTTTCATTATCTATAATCATACTTCTACTCCTAACTCTTTTAGTTGTTCTATCGTGTTACTTTTAATCTTTTCTAGTACTTTTATTATTTCGTGTCTTTGGTCTTCTGCTATTGTAATACGAAAAACTCCACATTTTATTGCTATATATTCAGTTTTAATGTTACAAATTTTAATGAAATCCTCTATACCTTTAATATATTGTATTAAACTATTAACTTCTTTTAAATCTTCATTTTTCATTAACAAAACACCTCCAATATTTCATCTCCAAACTCATCAATGCAGGTTTGGGCTATTTCATGTGATTTAAAAAATGGCAGTTTTGAAAAGGTATTACCTGTTAAGGATGAATCAATCCACAATTCTTCATCATTAACATAGATTTTGATAAAATATTTATGCTCGTCTGTATTTTTCCAATCAGGCTGCCAATTCCCTTGCTGTTCTTTCGCCCAACATTTAATCTTCTTAATCAAAGTTTGCTCTTTTAGGAATTGCTCGGCTTCTTTTTTGGTGTTGAACAGTAAACCAATTTCATATAAACGTTTATCATAGTCATCAAAGATGTCAAACGTTTTTTCTTCTAACTCTCCTGTGTAATCGTCAAGGTAATACATTTCTACTCCATCTTTCGGATAACATATCTCATAAGGGTTCTTTTGTAACTTCTCTAACTCTTTCTTTAGTTCGTCTATCTCCGCTTGAGAATTTTCTATCCTTTCAGTTAATTCTTGTATCTTTTGTTCTTTGTTCATTTCTCTACCCCCTAAAATATCCCCACAGCAAAATCAACTTTCATATATTTGAAATCCTCTATCTCGCTAATCTTAATAGGTTCACCTACTACTTTAAACATTGTTTTTTTGCTTAGATTATCTCTTCTTTTAACACAGATCATTAATTTTTGGATAGTGATTTTATCCGTTATAAATTCCAACTTATCTCCGTTTTTCATTTTAATTAATAGTTTGTATTTATTGCCCATGTTTACCTCCTATCCTCTATTGACTTACTTAACCTTGCTACCGCCCAGACACTTGTGATTAAATACACATCTTTATCGTCGACACTTCCACCAATTAACTTGAACAGAAATAATAATATGATGCATGTTATTATCCACTCTATTATGTATTCACTCATTTCCTAACAACTCCTTATTCTCGTATATGTTTCCAACAACAGAGTAAGCTGAACATTCGTACAAACTTTCGCTAAATTCAATAAGCCCCCATGAAATGTAACACCCCTCATCAATATCTTTTGTTACTATTCCATAAATCCACTCATCTTCTCCTAGTTCCCCTTCATCAGTTAATATACTTCCAACATATACATAGTCGCCATGCTTATCTTTTAGTCCTGTATTCTCCATGAACTCGACTTCATCAAAATCATATACATGAGCGTAAAAATCAAATTGTTGCTCAGTCAATAATTCTAGTGTTTCGTTGTCGAAATCAATATATTTCACATCATAAACTTTCTGCTTCTCTTTACTATATGCTTTCGGTTGTAACATTTTTATCTCCTTCTTTAATTTATCCATTCAACTACAGATTTCCCTTTATAACCTTTCTCGAATATAAACCAGGCGTAACAAACTGCACTCGATGTATATTTATCAAAATCACCATTTTTAGCACAATTTAACCTGCTACTTGATACGTATATTAATTTAGGAGGGTTTTGTTTAAAAAACTGTTTTCTCGATTTTCCTTCTAAGAATTGAATTTTTAAAAACATAGCTACTCTATTTCCTACGGGTATAATTGCCAGTGAATGTTTTAGGAAATCCAATGCTATTTTATAGGGTGGATTTGTTATTATATCTCCTCTCCAGCTACTTCTTTCAAAGAAATCTTTTACGTTACCAAAAACTCTATCTATTAGATCCTCGCTGGTGACGTTATATCCATAACTTTCTAAAACCTTTGATAAATGCCCTTCACCACAAGCAGGCTCTAAAATATAATCACTAAACTTTTCTCTTTCTAACAATAAATGCATGGCTTTTGGTTCGGTCGCGTAATAATCATCTTTTTGTCTTTCCCCTTTAGAGTGGTTACTTGCTGCAAGGGTGGTGAAAACCGCTAATTTTTTATTTATCATTCTCCTATCCTCTCTTTTGCTTTCTCGAAGTACTCTGTATTTATTTCAAACCCTACATAATTTAAGTTTGCTTCTCTAAATGCTATTAAGCTGCTTGCACTGCCTACGTGTGTGTCTAATATTTTAAATTCTGGCCGACAATATTTATCGGCTATCCAACGATATAAATTCACTGG